TTGCAAGAAGGTAAAGAAGTTGAAATGAATATTCCTATGTATAATGATATGGGAGAAGCTATAGGAAAATCAATGGATTATTCTGTTGCTAAATTTGATGTTAGAGTTATTTCAGGATCAACATTACCTATAAATAGATGGGCATATTTATCTGAATTGAAAGAATTATTACAAATGGGTGTTGTTGATGATATAGCAGTATTAGCAGAAACTGATATTAAGAATAAAAATCAAATAGCTCAAAGAAAGAGTA